TCATTTTTTATGGTTATGAAAATATTATATAGTTGTGTCAATATTATTGGTATATCTTCATCAGATAAACTAATTGTTGTTGGACCATCTTCTTTAGTATAATAAAAAGTTAAAATAACGTTCTTATATTTTGGATATAAGATTTTTGCGGCTATAAAATAAAGTTTTGCCTGTATTTTTTTAATTAAACCATAAAAATTCATTTCTTGTGAATTAAATGGCCCTGTACGAGATCCCGTTTTATAATCAACAATTTCAATTGTTTCATTATCTATTTCATGAACAAGATCAATATATCCTCTTGCTTTTAATTGTTTTGTTTCTTTATTCTCTTTGACTTCCCACTCTGGACCTGGAAATTCTATTGAAAACCATCTTTCTATATCTATTATTTTTAGATTGTATGGATTATAAAAAGAATCATCAATAATTTTAAAAAATGATGCTTTGCATTTTCTATAATCAGCAGATTCTCCACGGCTAGTAAATTTTCTTAAATCTGGATGAAAAGATGAATCCCAGGAACGCTCAAACAACCAAAGAGGATCAACATTTGTTTTTCCTCTTTTTCTTAATTTAGCCATCCATTCAAGTGCTTGGTGAACAATATGTCCTACCGTTGCCGCCTTGCCGCTGCCACTAGACTCCAATTCTAATACGTAATGAAGCCAATACTGAAAAGGACAAAATCGGTACGAATTTATTAATGAATCACTAAACTTTGTTATTAACATTTATTTACCATATAGAAAGTCTAACCATTGATCTATGTGTGGTTTTAGGAAATCGCACTGTTCGTCTACAGACATGTTTCTATTGTCTATAACCAGCGAGAATTTGTCCTTCGGATAATTGTCTAATATAGTTTCAGAAGAATGCTCGTCCCTTCCTGCTACGTTTCTCAATAGTCTTATAGTTTTTCCGCCTATGCTATTGATTGCCTCTATTTCGTTAGGGAATCTTCCATCACAGATTAATGCCAATTTAACATTATCTTCTCTAATCTTGGCCAAAGTTGCGTTTACCCAGGCGTTGTCGCACATTTTTCTTACAATATCTGTTCCAAAGTATTGAAGAACTAATCTTGCGGTCATTTTTTCATTTGCCGGAATTTCTGTTCTATCTTTTGGGAAAATGGGCATATCTATCCAAAATAAATTTGTTAAACTATTTTTTTGTTCTTCTGTGCCATAGCATTGTTCATAAGTTAAACCGAGAACATTAATACAAAAACGTTTTAATTCATCTGCAAATGAGTATATTTTAATTTCCGAATTATTAAATATTTTATTAAATTCACCTTCTTCGACCGTGAAATAATGATCGTTTTTTCTAGCATCAAGTAACCCTAATTTATTTATCTTGAAATCCTTTATATTAGCATTTCTTTTTAAAAAAGAGGCTGCGATAAAATTTGCAGCCGTATTCTTTCCAGAACGTTTTTTGCCAGACAAACAAATTATGAGTTGATTTGACATTTAATTATCCTTCAATAAAAATTCTTTATTATTATCCTTTAAGATTTTTCCTATCTTGTTCTGTATATCATTCTTATCAAGTTCTGCTACATCATTGACATTTTCTAAATCAATTGGTATAATCCTAAAATAATAATTAAGTTCTTCTGACAATTTTTTAGTTGCCTCTTTTCCAGTTTCATCATTGTCCATTGCTAAAATTAACGTAAGAGCGCCAGCTTTTTGAAGTAATAGACGTTGTTCTTTTGACATACTAGATCCCATTATTGCTACGGAATTTTTAATTTCGGCCATTTCCATTGCCCATACATTTCCGGGAGATTCACAAATTATAGCAGTACCAGTCTTACTGATATTATACTTTGCAAACCAATAATTATATAGATATGATTCTTTTTTAAAATTTTTTGAATGTAACCATTTTTCATAAAATAAATATCTATTTTTTTCTGGACAATTTGTTTCAGGATTGTGAAACATTTTACACAAAAGACATTTAGACCAAATGCTTCTCCCACTCCATCCAACAACATATTTGCCAGATTCATCTAAAATGGGAAAAAATGATCTTTGAAAAAATAATTTATTATTTTTATTGCATGATGAAATATAATATTTGTTTATGATGGCTTCGGTGACTCCGCGATTTGGATAATACTTGGTATCTTTTCTCAAAGATGGAAGAATCTCGGAAAAAAGTTTAAATCCTTTTTTTTCTTTTGCTATTTTTTTCTTCTTATATTGTTTAATTATTTTGAAAATTTCAATATTTTCTGCTGTTTCTTCATCTAGTTTAAGATTAGATAAATTTAAAACTGTGGCTGCAAAAGCAATTGATTCTATAAATGTAAATTTTTTATTTAATTTATTTGACATAGCGCCTCTTATCAAACCAAAGACACTATTAGAATTACCAGAAACAGGACTTTGATGACAATGTTTTGTGCTACATTCCCAATGGTTGGTTCGTGTTGCCCACCAAAATGATCTGGGATTATCTCCACTGTGTGCGGGACAAGATCCCTGGAAATAATCGGACCTTTCCGTATATTCAATACCAAGAGCGTCTAATATCTCGGTTATTCTCTCGCAAGCCCTATCTTGTATATATTTTATTTCAGATTCATTAAATTTTTTCATTTAAAAATTGACTCGTGTTTTGAGATAGCATTTTTCCTTCTTTTAATTTTGCAATATGCAGACGATCATAAATATTTATATAATCACCTTTGTCCATCCCTGGACCAAATCGTGTATCGCACACTATTAATTTTTTTGTTCCGTTCATAGGTGGATCTTCTATAAGTTCTTCTTGCAGTTTTCTTTTTAAAATTGTGAAATTGCTACAAAGCCACAAAACTCTATCCGAACCACTTATTACTTCTGATCCTTCTTTTTCAACACCGTCTCTATTAAGTTGTACGGTTGCAAGTATTGGCAATTTCCATTTAACGGCAAAGTTATGTAATGCCGTCATAAGAAAACCAAGCAATTGTGTTTCTTGAACATTTTTCTTTAAATCATTCGAATCCATAAGTTTTATATAGTCGTAGATAATTAAACAGGGTTTTGTTGATCCATTTTCTAAAAATCCAACATTTTTTATTAACCATCTTCTAGCAAATGATAGGGTTGACTCAATTGATTGGCCAGCTATATTAATATGTACAATTGGTAAATTTTTTATTTTTTCTACGTTTGACCACACGGTATCATTTTCTTCTTTTATTGTAGAAAACTTTCCATTTTCAATGCGCGTTAAATCAACTTCGGTAACAAGAGATGTAAGTCTATTTTGTTGCATTTCTTGATCCAATTCAGTATCCAAATACAAAATTGGAATTCCCAACTCTGCCATATTTTTGGCAACACCAATACAAAAAAAACTTTTTCCAACTTTTGGTCTAGCACCAACAACATTAACAGTACATTTTCTAAAACCACCACCTATACATTGATCCCAATTTGGAAATCCTGTTGGCAATCCAACAATATCCTTTGGAGCTTCTGAGACAGTCTTTAACATACTTTCCAAATTATAATGAATAGGAAGTAATCCCTTATCGTTCGCATTCAATTGACCAGTAAATTCAAAAATCGGATTTTCTATTTTAGATATTATTTCATCAATTTTTTCATTTCCATTAATTTTTTTAATATCTTGTACAATATTATCTAAACACTTTATTCCTTGTCTTGCCAGAGATAATTTGTAAACCTGTAGGGCAATAGATTTTGCATTATTTGGAGTAGGACAATTTGCAAAAAGTGCCTCTAAATATTCTAGTTCTTTTGAATTATCATTGAATCTATCGTAATTAATTATTTTTGCGTTTGCTGTTATAGTTGGAATATCAAATTTTTCTAATCCCTTATCATGTACCAGATATTTAATAATTGCAAATATTTTTTGATTAACTTGCCAATAAAAATCTTTTGTATCTAGTATCTCTTCTATGTCAATTAATAAATCTGCTCCATGATTTAAGATAGCGGACAAAACTGATCGTTCACACCCTGAATCATTTAAGATAGATGTTTCATTATTTGTTTGTTTACTCATTAGAAATTTTTCCGTTAATTGTATCTTGTAGACATTTTGGACATTTTTGCCCAAAATCTTTGCTTTCTTGTCTATCCGATTCAAAAGTCTTTTCACATTGTGAACATTTTACATTATATTTCCTGGGAGGATTTCTTCTTGGTTTTCGTTCTTTGGAAATAGCTGCTTTTTCGATATTTTTATTTATTTCTTCTAATGAAATATTATTATCTGTTATTGTATTTGTATCATTACCATAATATCCTTTTTTATTTGATGAAGATCCAGTAGCTAATGGCATTGGAAGGGGTGGTGGTGGATCTGG